GGATGGTTTCCAAGTATTAATGTTCTTGAGACAGTTTAGAGAGGCAAATTTATAAATACTTAAAAAGTTTGCTTAAAATGGACTATAAGGATTTACGCAGCATTCAGGAAACATACAATGCAATGTATTCTGAAGAGGTTGAGGATATTCAAGAACTTGATATTGGTGGTGCCGTAAAGGGAGCACTTAAAAAGGGTGCAGAGTTTATGGATAAGAATCCTGTTGGCAAAGCAGTTAGTAATGTTCTTAAACCTGTAGCTCCTGGTAGACGCACTGCTAGACCAAGTGTAAGAACACAAGACATTATGCGTCAGAATCAGTCTAGTATGGAAGAAGTCGATGTCTTTGATATCGTTAAGGGTCACCTGATTGATGAGGGTGCAACCGAGTCCGAAGCAATCAAAGCAATGCTTTCGATGACTGAAGAAGAAATCAATGCTATTGTTGAGGGTGCACCTTATGTTGTGACCGCTGCTGATAAAGCGGGCAACACTCCCGCATATCAAAACTACATGAAGGGTATGAAGAATAAGGTAACTGGTAAACCAATGTATAAGGCAGCACCTCACCTGAAGGGAGTCTGAACCACTTCTACAAGTGTCTACAAGGGAGTCTTCGGACTCCCTTTTTTTGTATAATAGGTCCATACGCAACAGACCAATGACAGTTCGCCACGAAATCAAGTCTCAACTTGCCAAACTCCTTGCTACTGAAGACTTGATTGTGGAGCACCGTCAAGTTGAAACTGCACAGTTCAATGTTCAGACTCGTGTTCTGACTCTGCCTCAGTGGGAAAAGGCAAGTAACTTTGTTTACGATATGCTCGTAGGACATGAAGTGGGTCACGCTCTCTTCACTCCAGATCAAGATCCACCTAAAGGTATTCCTCACACTTATCTTAATATTGTTGAAGATGCCCGTATCGAAAAACTGATGAAGCGTAAGTATATGGGTCTCAGTAAAACGTTTTATCGTGGATACAAAGAACTATCTGACGAAGATTTCTTTGTCTTGGAGAATGAAGATATTTCTAAGATGGGTCTTCCTGACCGTATCAATCTTCACTTCAAGATTGGTAACTATATTGATATTCCTATTTCTTCTGGTAAGGAACAAGAACTGGTTGATATGGTTGCTGGATGTGAAACGTTTGAAGATGTGATTGCTGTTGCCGAAGCACTTTACAAACACTGTAAGGAAGAAAAAGAAAAAGAGAAAGTTGCTGATATTCAACAGCAACCTCAGCAGGATCAAGAAGATTCTGGTGAGGAGACTCAGGAACAGATGCCTCAGATTGAGAATCAAATCTCTGATGATATTGGTGACGGAGAACAAGGAGAGAGTCAAGACACCCAGAAACTAGATGTTAAGACTGGTCCAGGTGAAACCTTTGATGATGAAGTTCGCACTGTAGATACTCTCAATGACAAACTTAAAGAGTTGGTGTCTATGAGTGGTATGGATAATACCTACGCAGAACTTCCTAAGGTGAATCTTGATACCATCATTGCCAAGAATTCTGAGATTCACGATCACATTGATGAATATTTCGATATTCAGAAAGATCGTCTCAACACTATTTTTGATAAGGTTGATTCTGAATATAAGGAGTTCAAAAAGTCTGCTCAGAAAGAAGTCAACTATCTGGTAAAAGAGTTTGAATGTAAGAAAGCAGCAGACTCTTATGCTCGTGCTACAACATCACGCACTGGTGTTCTAGATTGTTCTAAACTTCATACCTACAAATACAATGAAGATCTTTTCAGGAAAGTTACCACTCTGAGTGATGGTAAGAACCATGGTTTGATCTTTGTGCTTGATTGGTCAGGTTCAATGTCTAACGTTCTGCAGGATACCTGTAAGCAACTTTACAACTTGATTTGGTTCTGCAAGAAAGTCTCTATTCCTTTTGAGGTGTATGCCTTTACTAATGAGTGGAGTCGAGAATACTTTGATTATAAGAAGAATGATTATGTTCCCAGACAGGAGATTTCTCACTATGAAAAGAAAGAAGGACTCCTGTGTGTTTCTGATCACTTCTCAATGATGAATCTTCTTTCTAGTAAAACTAATAGTAGGGAACTTGAGCGTCAGATGATTAACATCTGGAGGATTGCTTACTACTACTCTAGTTCCTGGGGATGTCCATATTCTATTGCACAACGACTTTCTCTTTCTGGAACTCCTTTGAATGAGGCACTTGTGTCTCTTCATCAAATTCTTCCTAAGTTTCAGAAGGAAAACAAGTTGCAGAAGGTTCAGTGTGTTGTTCTGACTGATGGTGAAGCAAATTCACTTCCACAACACGTTGAAATCAAATATGGCACTACCAAACCTTATATCGGTGTTCGTCGTCTGGATGGTGGTATTAGTTTCATTCGCGATCGTAAGTTGGGAACTACCTATGCTGTTGGATACAACTTCTTTAAGTTCTCAGAAATTCTTCTCAACAACCTTAAGGATAATTTTCCTCAAGTAAATTTCATTGGTATTCGTGTTGTTGCCTCTCGCGATGCAAATAGTTTTATCAAAATGTATCACGATCCTGGTTCCAAAGAACACACTGCTATTCAAAGTGAGTGGAGGAAGACAAAAAGTTTCTGCATCAAAAACTCTGGATATGATGCATATTTCGGTATCTCTGCAACTGCACTTTCTCAGGATGCTGACTTTGAAGTTGATGAAGGTGCAACAAAAGCAAAAATTAAGTCTGCTTTTGTTAAGAGTTTGAAGACTAAAAAACTAAATAAGAAAGTTCTTGGCGAGTTTATTTCCCTGGTAGCATGACAAAATACAGAGAAAACTGGAGAGAAATCGCGAAGTCCTCCGAAAAGGATCCTAAAGTCCTAGATATTCTTGAGAATGGTCCTAAGTCTTTAACTCAAGCGTGGTTGCTTCAAGCAATGCGTTACAAGTACGGACAGTTACCAGACTGACCACTGGGGTCTCAGGACCCCTTTTTTATGCTCTATAATAACTTCAGTTCAAACAAAACAAATGGGTCTGTCCAAGCAAAGCATCATTGATTGTCTCCGCGATTCCTACGGCGAGTCTGTGACTTCTGCAGAAATCAAGGCATTCTGTCAGATGAATGACTTCAATTATCAGACTATTACTAACAAACTGACCGACTTCAAAGTTGGTCGTGGTAAGTGGAACCTTGAAGTAACAAAGGAGACTGTAGAAGAACTGGAAGCAACCTATAATACTCCTGCAGCAATGCCTGCTTTTGAACAAAACCTTATCCCACAGAAAGATGATACCTTCGTCAGCTTTGGTAATTTCAGTGACGTTAAAAAAATTGTTAAGTCCCGTCTCTTCTACCCTACGTTTATCACGGGTCTTTCGGGCAATGGTAAAACGTTTTCTGTCGAACAAGCATGTGCCCAACTCGGACGAGAACTCATCCGAGTCAACATCACGGTAGAAACCGATGAAGATGATCTTATTGGTGGTTTCCGTCTTGCTAACGGAGAAACCGTTTGGCACAATGGACCCGTCATTGAAGCCCTGCAACGGGGTGCTGTGTTGCTCCTTGATGAGATCGACCTCGCAAGCAACAAAATTCTCTGTCTTCAATCTATTCTCGAAGGAAAGGGGGTTTTCCTCAAGAAGATTGGCAAATGGGTTACGCCCGCAGAAGGTTTCCAAGTATTCGCAACCGCCAACACCAAAGGTAAAGGTTCCGACGACGGACGATTCATTGGAACTAACGTGCTCAACGAAGCATTCCTTGAAAGGTTCCCTGTAACTTTTGAGCAGGAGTATCCCACCCCTGCACAAGAAATCAAGATTCTTGAGAGTGTTGCTCGTGACATCAATGTTGTTGCTCCCGACTTCTGTAAGCGTCTTGCAGACTGGGCAGACATCATTCGCAAGACCTTCTACGATGGTGGTATTGAGGAGATTATTTCCACCCGTCGTTTGGTTCATATTCTCCGTGCCTATCGTATCTTTGGTGATAAAGGAAAGGCACTGCAAGTTTGTATCAACCGCTTTGATGATGACACCAAGCAAGCATTCCTTGAACTGTATGACAAGGTTGATGCTGATTTTGAGATGCCCGTTGACGAACAAACACAATCTTGATATAATTATGACAAACTCCTGGAGTCTGCTTTACGACACTATGAATGATGATGTGATTAAATTTGATGTTGGGGGGGATGCTATTGAGTTTTCTTCCCAAACACCTTGGAAGTATAATGAAGAAGAACTTCTGAAAGAACTTCTTGAGTATATTCGTGGAACTTACAACGCCCACTATTCTGCTGGAACTAACAAGATTCAAACTCTTGACTTGATTGAAGCATGTGGTGATGGTGAAGCATTCTGTCGCAGTAATATCCTCAAGTATGCTTCCCGATATGATAAGAAAGGCACTGCGCGACGTGACCTTATGAAGATTATGCATTATGCTGTTCTACTGATGCATTTCAACGACAAGAACGCACAACGTGAAACTTATCCCCAGTGAAACTCAAACCCATGACTATGAAACTGTCTGATCGCACTCTTAACCTTCTGAAGAACTTCTCTGGTATTAACCAGTCTATCCTCTTCAAAGAAGGTAACAAACTTCGCACTATCTCTGTGATGAAGAACATTCTCGCAGAAGCAAACATTGCAGAAGATATCCCTCGCGACTTTGGCATCTATGACCTGAATCAATTCTTGAATGGTCTTAACTTGCATCAGAATGCAGAACTTGACTTCCAGAACGACGGTTATGTTGTTATCAAAGAAGGTCGCTCTCGGTCTAAGTATTTCTTTGCCGACCCAAACGTTATTGTTACTCCTCCAGAGAAGTCTATCTCTCTACCTAGCGAGG